TTCTTGCCCAAGAAAATGGTAATGAAGAAAGAGCTCTAGAAGAATGGCATAGACTTAATGAAGAGAATGATGATTCTGATTTTGAAACACCTATTGAAGATGACCCAGACTTAACTGAAGATGCAGAGCCTGAAGAATTTACAGAAAAGGTTCAGAAAATAAGAGTCTTCTTAGAAGAACAGAGATATGAGTTAAGCCGGAAGAAAGTTAAAAATCAGAAAGCACAACAGGCAAAAATAAACAGATTAATAAAAGAGATTAAAGAGCTTGAAGCTGTTGAGTCAATCAACTTATTTGTAGATGATGTGTTTGATAAAGCTCTTACATATAAGAAAGAGTTTAATGATCTTCTTGTTCAGCATAGAGAAGGTAAGATTACAAACAAAGATTTCTTGGAAGGTCTTGTAATGATGAATGAGTTTGCTAATGGTTATAGCATACTTGATGAGATTGCAGAAGATGAGGTTGATGAATATTTCAGCACACCAGTAGAAAGAAAAAACTTTTCAGATTACACTCCTCAAGATAAAATAAAAGAGGCTATTAATATTAGAAAGTTTTTAAAGCTAGCATTTACAAAAGAGGTGCCGGACCTACTTGCTGAGTCTTTGATAAATTATAGAACATATACAAATAGAGAATCTATAGTTGATCAAATTAAAACATATGAGCAAAGGATAGCAGACATTAGAGCATCAAATTTATCTGATAAAACTAAACTTAAGGATATTGCAGAGGCTAAAAAAGAATTAACTAAGTGGCAGAACATGCTCTTAGATAAACAAAAGCTAGCTGGTATCCTAAGAATGGCATCTAAGGATGAAAGTGTATTTGATTTCTTGTTAAATCCTCTAATCAGTTCTGAAGATAGTGCTATGGCTTTATTTGCAAAGATGATAAAGTCTCAGTTTCAAGGAGCCCAGATGGAAGACATCATGGAAAGAGATGAGGGTGTTGCAAAACTAGAAGAATTTATAGCTAAGACTGGTAGAAGCGTAAACAATGTAGCTGAATTAAACAAAGGTCTCTATGAAGAAATCTCTGTATTAAGAAGAGACTATAGAGGTAAAGCTGTAAAAATAGATGGTGAGCTTGTATTTGATAAAAGAATGTCTTTTGTACAAAAGTTTGATCTAAATGCATACGGTCAAGCAGAGTCTCAGTTCTATAAAGATAACCCTAAACCTAGATTAGCAGAGGATCCAACTCCAGAACAAACTGCAGAACATGAAATTGCTTTAAAAGAATGGAGAAGTAAAAGAAGAAAGTGGTATCAGGCAAATAGACAACCAAAATCTCAAGAAGAAATACAAAAAATACAAAAAGCTAAAAAAGCTGATGTAGATGCTGGTATAATCACAGCAGAAGAATATGATGAATGGTTGAAAAAAGTAGAGTATGAAGATAAAAAAACAGGTAAAAAAGTATTTTACGGTGAACTTACTGAGCCTTCAAACAAATACTTAAATGAAGCTTGGTTAAAGCTATATGATAAAGAAGGCAATCCTATATCACCAGAAGGTGAGTATCATAAGTACCTTACTGATACATATCTAAGAGATCAAGAAGATATTCCTGAAGCACAAAGAATGGGATACTTTTTACCTTCTATTCCTATGGAAGATTATGAAAGAGCCTTTAGAAAAGGTGCTGGCAATCTCATAAAGAAAAATACAGTTGAAGCTTTCAAAATCCAAAGCTATGAACAAGATATATATGGTACTAGTTTAGGGGAAGGTGATGACTTAGATACAAGACCATTTGGTAGAAATTCATTAACAGGTCAAGTTATCTTACCTGTGTATTTTACACAACCAATAGATGTTAATGATGTTAGTGTGGATTTATTAGGATCTGTATTAAAGTATGGAGCTGCCTCAAGAAGATATGAAGCAATGAATGAAGTCTATGCTGAGATTAATGCATTCAAAACTATCATTGGAGAAAGAGAAACATCTGCGGTAAATTCAGCTGGTGAATCTATATTTAATATTGCTGCTAAGAAAGTAGGATTTGATCAGTATCTAAAGAACACCGGAACATCATACTCTAAAATGCATGTTGATGCTTTTATAGACATGGTAGTTAAAGGTGAATCTCAGAAAGCTGAGAAACTTATTGGATTAGAAATGTCTAAGATAGCTAATACAGGTATGGCAATATCTGCTATTACCACACTCTCTATGGATGTACTTAAAGGTACTGCAAATAACATTCAAGGTAATATACAAGTTGCTATTGAAGCTGCAGGTGGTGAGTACTTTAATAGAAAAAACTTAAGAAAAGGATTTACAAAATACTGGGCAACAGTAGGAGATAACATTGCAGACTTTGGTAGACGTAAACCAGAAAGCTGGATGGGTCAGTTAATTGATATATATGATCCTATCCAAGGTACATTTAAAGATGAGTATGGTAAGAATGTATCTGCTAATATGGCAAATAAATTTTTTAGAACAAATACCATGTTCTTCAATAATAACTTTGCTGAACATGAGATACAAGTTAAAACCTTGTTTGCATTAATGGATGCTAAGAAAGTTATAGATAAGGAAACTGGTGAAGAAATTACTTTACTACAAGCTCATGAAAAATATGGACCACAACTATTTGAGGTTACAAAAGATGAGAATGGTAAGAGAGTATACAACTACAAAATAGAAGTAGATGTTACTAATCTAGATGGTACTGTAGAAAGAAAAGACTTTGATGAAAGAGAGAGACAAAACTTTATGAATGTACTACATGCCCTTAATAAAAGAATGCATGGTGTCTATAATGATTTTGACAAAAGTACGGCTCAGAGATTTGCATTAGGTAGATTATTATTAATGTACCGTAAGCATTTAGTTCCTGGTATCAAAAGAAGATACAAAAGTGCTTCATATGATGAGGAACTTGGCGGAGCTACAGAAGGTATGTACAGAGTATTTTGGAGAACCTTAATAAAAGACACAATAAGATACAAAACTGATATCTTTAAAAAGTGGAGTACTTATTCAACATTTGAAAAAGCACAAATTAGAAAAGTAGTTGCAGAACTTACTATTATTGCAGCTCTTGCTACATTAATAATAGTATTGTCAGCTATGGCAGGAGGTGATGACGGTGAAGAGAAAAAAGAAATGCCATATGCATACCACTTTATGCTTTATCAAGCTCTGCGTATGAGAAGTGAGACAGCATCTTATTTAAAACCAAGTGACTTCTGGAGGGTTGTAAAATCTCCAACAGCTATGACAAGTGTAGTAGATAGATTTACTAAGTTTACTGATCAGTTTTTATTCACATGGGATGAAGATGATTTAGTATTTAAAAAGAAATCAGGAGTATGGGATAAAGGTGATAACAAATCATGGGCATACTTTTTAAAATTAATGGGCTTTACAGGATATAACTTAACTCCTGATAAAGCTGTAGAAGGATTTAAATCAACATTTGCAAAATAATAATTTAACTAATGGCAAAATCAGCAACAACAACAGTAAAAGCATATATCAAGGTTAAGAAATCTAGACCAGGTGTGCATAGCAAAACCAAGAATTCTAGAATGAAAGGTGCTAAGCATTATAAGAAGGCATATAGAGCCCAAGGCAGATAAGAAAAAAAAAGGGGAGCCATTATAGCTCCCCGGGTTTAATCATCTTCTTCACAACAGTCACATTCTTCTGACTCTTGTTGTCCATACTCATTATCAAACCAGTCTCTGGCTTCTTGTTTTGTTGGATAATCTTTAAGTCCTGCTTCTATAGCAGCTGCAAATCCTGCCATATAGGCTTCAATCATTGCTTTTCTGAATGCTACTGGATGCATGTTAATCTACTTTAATAAATTTACTGATATCAGGTCTGAAGTATCCCGGACCTTTTAATATCTTTCCATCTTCTCTAAGAATAGGTTTACCATCTTCACCTAGCTTGCTCATATTACTTTCTTGTATTTCATCAAATACGTCTGTTATAATATGCTGCATACCATGTTTAAGTATAGTACCGCATAATATATATAGCTTATCACCTAATGCATCTGCTATATCTACTAATGAGTTTTTGTGACATGCATCAAGATACTCATCATTCTCTTCAGCCATCAGTCTATGTCTCAGCACTACTTCATCTTTCTCAAGATTCTGTGGCCATTGACCATCTATTTGATTAAAGGCTCTATGAAATTCTGCTACTGCTTTTAATTGTTTTTCCATGTTGTAAATTTAAAAAAATAGGGGACACATTGCTGCATCCCCTATTACTATTATTAACCCTAATCATTCATGATGAAAAGGTTCTTTAGAAAAAGTCTGGAATATTTCCAGAGTCTTCTTCAGGTTCTTCAGAAACAAAATCCAAATCAAAATCTGCTGAATTATTTGTTTCTTTCTTTTCTTCTACAGGCATAATCAAATCTAGATTAGCTTCTTCTGCTTTATATTCAAAAGCATCATTCTCAAACTCAGGTGCAGGCATTTGAGGAATATCCTCATCATCTTCTGGATCTGGTTCTGGAATAACTGGAGCTTCAAATGTGTTACCTGCAGGATCAGTATAGTGTATTACTTCATCATTCACCCATGGTACTTCTTCTTCTGTAACTTCAATAGTATCTTCTTCAACAAATGAATCTTCTACAGCTTCAGTTTCCTCTAGAATGATTTCTTCTGACTGGTGCAGATCATCTGCACAGTTATCTTCTTCTTGCACCACTTGATTATCAGGCACTTGTGTAACTGGAGCAGTAGCCGGTGCAAAATTACATATGGTCCCTATAAAGTAATGTAAGATTCTTTGATCTTCCATCCAAGTTTTAGGATGTGAATGCTGTAATGAGTTAGTTACAAAGTTATAGAATGCCCACAAGCTGTCTGTGTTAGCAAATACTTGTTGTGGTTTCTTCATTTGATCTCTAATCATACTAGCCTGCTCAGTAGTAAGAATCTCATACTCTGCAAACAGGACACCCAAAAGCTGTGCTTGTCTTCTTTTGTTCAAGCTTACTCCTTCCATAGAAGCTTTATCAGCACATAACTGATTATAATACATATGTGCATTAGAAATATATTGGTCTATAGTATCTTTTACTTCAGTATCTGCAGTACCAGTATGCTTTCTAACCCAGCTACCTATATCCCCGGAGATCATTACTGATCCACTCTGATTGATATAAGCACCAACTACACATTTAAATTTCACTTGTTTGTTATAACTGTTTGTCCATGCAAACATCATAGACAACTCAGGATCCTGATTGAAGTTCAATCTATAGATACCTTGAGCTATTTGCCCGTCAGCAGTACATCTGTACTCCTCTTCTACAATTCCAAAGCCTGCAGTAGCAAGAGCTTGGTATGCATAATCCATTACAAATTGGTGGCTAATTACAGTATAACTAGCACCATGGTTTGGTAAAGGCACACTAACTAGGTGCGCCTTTGTTGTGTTCTGTATTTTCTTTGGCATTTAAAATAATTTTAATTGATTTCTATTTGGCTCTAACCCAGCTATCTCTTTCTTTACCTTATCTAGATAATAGCTTAGATTAATCTTGTAATCATCAAATGGTTTTTCTTCATGGTCAATATAAATAGTCTGCATCCATTGGCCGGATTCTATTTGAGTTTCTCTACCATCAAACAAGTTAGTCTTAATAACCTTACAGCCGGAGTTAGATACATAATATCTAATAGTATCCTGCAGTTTAGTCTTTTCATACTCACCGTTAACAATAGCATGTGAATAAAACTCCCAGTCACCTTTTATCTTTTTACCACCACAATAATCAAATATGTTTTGGTTTTGTTTTAGATAATCTTCAGGCTCAATACCATCTACAAAATATGCATGCAGAGCTTTAGGAACTATCAGGAAACTTTTATTCTTATGCAACGCCAGGTTTTCATACTCAAATCTACCTTTACATTTAGACTTACCATCTTCAGTAACTGCTATGTAGTTATTTACATCACCCAATACAAACTTAGAATACTTATCATGTTCCAGTTGTAAATTAGTAATCCTTTCCCATTCTGCACATATCTCCATATACTTATCTACTTTGTCTCTTGGAATCAGAGTTTCCAAACCATCTGTATTCTGAGCTAGCGGTACAGATCCTGGTATACCTTCAGTAAGCATTTCATAGAGTAGAGTTAGACTCAACTGACCATTAATGGTAATCCTCATGGTAAACTCTGGATCATATAGAAAACTATTCTCATCATTACTGAGTCCATAAGTTGAATTAAGAATAATCTTATATACATAATTCTTAGGATCCTTCTTAGGTATCTTCTTTCTTTCTTCAAAAAACCACTCATATAGTTCACAAAAATCTGCTTGTGGTAAATGTCCCGGAGCCCATCCATTTCTAATAGCTAGATTAGGATAGAAACTAGTAACATCTGAAGTCATAATAACCATATCTTCAGTAGACTCATACACTCTACTAGTTCTAGCACCATGGATACCACCAAGACCATAATCAGTTTTAACTCCTCTATACTGTACTGAATACTTGAATCCTCCTTTAGTTTCACCTGGATAGATAACAACTTCCCTAAATTTCTTTAACAGGTTTTGAAATGTAGCTGTCTTGAATTCTATATAAGGTAGTATGATATCATTAACAACAATCTGAGGTCTATGAGTTCTCATCTGTCTCAGTTCATATTTTTTTATACCAGTCTGTTTACTCAAGAAATGTAGAAATAACTCTTTAGATATCCGGGGCTCAGAGGCTGAGAATAAATCAATGTTATACTCTTCAGTCAAAGCTTTCCTAAGATTAATCTGCTCTTTACTAAGCTGCATAATCTGTTTAGTAGACCTAACATCATTAATACAGTAATTGATAATATCCGGAATCTGTTCTGCTTCTACTTCAGTAGTATGATGAATAGGCATATCTATGATATTCTTCCAATCCATTGTATACTGAATCCATTTTAAACTAGATCTCTTAGCTGGATTATCCCAGTGGTTAAGTTTAAATACATCTACCTGTCTAATACTTAAATCTCTAGGACTGAATTCTAAGAACTCTCCATCACTCTGTCTTCTGATTACATCTTGTGCTTTAGAATATACAAACCTGGCAATCTCATCACCGGTCATATCAAGTAAATCATGACCCTTAGCTAAACAATGCTCAGTGATTTGACTGTCAAATCCTAAACCATTAAAGCTAACATGCCATTCATTATTATTTACATTATGCATTAAGAAAGTTAAGAAAGGAACAATGTCATTTCTAGACTCATGCATTACAAATATCTCTCTGTCTTCAGATTTTATATCTTCAAACACAGCAATGAAACAATTTTGTAAAGTTTCATAATCATGTACATAGTGTGTTTTCATACCCACTTGTTCAGTTAAGCTGTTCCCCCGTTTAATTTGTACATAAAAAAAGAGGGTAGTCTCTCCTCCACCCTCCCTTTTAATTTAGAAGAACGCTACTTTGTAGCTTTTTTACTTGGGGTTTCTGATTCACCCAAGAATTTTTTGTAATCAAACTTCTTTGCATTTACTGCAAATAAAGATATAACATCTTCCATAGCTGCTTTGTCTTCTACATAGAACTCTTGGAATACTTCAATCTTATGTCTTTCTTCTCTAAAGTTTCTACCATTAGGTCTTGCATGCTTAACTGCAATTGGATCACCATTGTCATCCATTTTAGGTAACATATGCAAAGCTTGCTTAGTTAACTTAGAAATTATTACAAAGACTTTAGTATCCGGATCAAAGATACATTCTACATAAGGACATGAATCCGCTATAGGGATCATTCTAAAAGTTTGCTTGTCATTCCAAGTAGCTTGGATAAGCATCATTGTGTTTTCACTCATCTGTTGGTTTTTAAAAATGTTTTGCAAATTAATCTAGAATTTTTATATTTTCCAAATCTCCCACTCCAATTAACAACTTTTCTTTTTCTAGATCAGGCTTACTACAAAGTTCACCTACAGATCTGAGTAGATCAGTTGATACCGCTAGTATATCTGCATATTGTTTGAAATAAAATTCTGGATACAGATAGCTTTTAATATAATTATGATTAGCTCCATTATTATTAAAATATCTTAATATCCTTTGCTTTAAATGATCTTGTATTTGGCTATAACTACCATTTACAACATGATTCCAATCATTCTTTAAATCAGAAAAATTAAATATCAGTACACTTGCTGAGTCATCAATCTTAATATAATCATCCAGTCTTGTATGTCTAATGAGTGTTTGTGCCTCAAATAGCATATAGTCTGGATCATCTTTAGTTTGATAAACACATACAAGTTTTGCATCCTCAGTGGTGTACTTATCTCCCCAACTCAAATAAGTTTCAGTTGGTAGAGCTTTGGCACCTCTTGGTATATCTAAGAGCGGATACAAAAAGATCTTAGATTTTTGGAAATACTTCCGGTAAATTTCATTTAAAGCCATAGATATTAAAGTTTTACATTACCCAATGCTAGCTCATATGGCAAATCATATCTTCTGTTTTCATAGTGCCACTTAATCTTTTGCACTATATCATCAAATGATTCTGACCATTTAGCTAGTGTTTCTGAAGAAACCTGGTAAGGATAAACTTGATTGTACTTATCAATTACTATAAAAGTAACTTGTACATTCCAATCATCAGTAATACTAAACTTTTCCTTAGCTAACAGTACATAGATAATAGCTTGTATCCAATATCTATAATACTCCACAGAGTCAGGAAAGTCTTGTATTGACTTACCAAGAGTCTTTAAGTCATTAATAAAGATAGTTTTTGAGTTATGATCAACAACTACATTGTCAAGGACACCGTGGAAACCAAAAGGTAAATTGTCTGCTTCAGCTTTTACAAACAACTCATTGTAAGCTTCAATAGATTTGTCTTCTACATCTCTGTCTAGTTGTAGCAATGCCCGCACATTACTGTTATTCTTTAGTACTTCAACTGAAACTTTACAGCCATCTAAAGTTGGTTGATCTACTGTTGTTTTATCTAGACTAAGTTTAAGAAATTCAAAATACTCTGTGTTCTCTAATGTCAGAATCTTGTCAAGTCTTTGTTGATCTGTTTTGAGTGTCTGGTAGAGATTAGCTGTGAGTAGCTGTGTGAGTATATCTTGTGAGTAGTCTGACAAATTTAATGTATTATTTCCAATTGTCAAGTGATATTTAAAAATATTATCAATAATTTTTCTCTGACTATCAGTAGGAAACTTACCCGGCATAGTTACAAAATGCTCATCATACTTGTCTGGCTCAAACAAAAGACAGTGCAGAACGCGCCCTCCTACAAGATGCGCGTCTGTACCATCCTCCCTTTGATTCAAAACATAATGGTTGTAAAACATGACCGGTGAAAACAATAACTTGTTAATACCACTATAGCTGAAGTAAAACTTCTGCCTATAGAACCTTTCTAGTTCCTCAGAACCAATCAAAGTTTGTATCATCTTGTTCTTTTTGATTGTTATTTGATTCAGATTCCTCAGCAAGTTTACTTATCATTTCTCCTAAAGCATAATCTTCTGCTTCAGTAAAAACAGGCTCATCTTCTAATGCTATTAACTCTGACTTAAGTTCATTACTCTCAATTTTAGTAAATGCTTCTTCTATGTCTTCATTAGGTGATTCAATGTCAGTAGCCACCCCCGCCACCCCTGGAGAGTTATCTTCAGATGGTTCAGGAATAAAGTCATTAACATGTTGATAGATATAATTAGTATTTAACTCTTTGAGTAAGTCTTCACTAATAGTAACAGTTTTAACTTTGAAGTAATTAGTGTCTCCATTTCTTCCAATTTCATTAGAATACCTTCTCATCAAAACATCTAGTTTATCTGTAGTTAAGACATCTTTGTCAATAAGAGATTTGACAATATCATCTATATCAGTACCTAAATAGTTTTTGTTCTTCTTAAGAAATCCAATAAGAGATTTGAAATTCACATGGTTCTTAGTATGGCAGTTACTTATATCATAACTATGTTCTTTAAACAGCATTTCTAAAAACAGCAAAGACTCAACATAATTAGAATTAGCCATAATCTCCATTGCCAAGATATGATTATCATTATCATTACTCTGAAACATTTGGCTTATCTGTTCATACATAGCTTCATCTATAATAGTAGCATCATCACCATTTATATGTTTTAGAATAGCCATCTCATCATATACAGTAGCACCTGTCATCTTGTGGCATAAGTCTGCATGATCATCATCAATAGCATTATACCACTTAGAAGAATTCATATTATCACTGTGTGATTTTAGAGCTGCATTATCCCCATGTCTAATGTCATTATATACAGAATAATCAAACAATACTCTATCTTCTTGATAGTTTTCTAATGCTTCTCGGATGTTTTCTCTGTACCTATCATCCATATACATATTTGGATCATTCATCAACTCATTGAAGTCTGTAAGATCCATGCTGTATCTCCATACACCACTAGTAATTTTATCCTTTGTATTCTTTGCAGCAAATATGTGTGTTGCTTCATCTATATTTCTTACAGTTCTTATCCCATGTTGTAAAGCTAGATCTTTAAGCTTTATTCTTGGAACATTAACTCCCGGTAGAAAATAAAGCTTGTCACCTTTTGTAGGAACATATTCATCAAGATATGTGGGAAACATATCTTCAGTCCTATCTTCCATACAGAATAAAGGTTCTACTTTAATCATTACCTCATTTTGACTTGATTCTACTTCTGATATTACAATATATCTTTTCATAGTTTAAAGATTAATAAGGGGAGTATTACCTCCCCCTATGTTTGTTTGTAGTTAAATTATTTTTCTTTTAAAGGGTAACTGCTTGATGCTTCAATTACTTGACAGCCATCTTCACCACGTCCTTATTCATCATAAGTTGTGCAAACTTAACCTTGTTTCCATTGACAATCTCTTTGATAATATAGTATCTAAGGTCATCAGTAAATGCATCACAGTCTGTAGTAAGTTTGATTAACCTTTGAGTCATAGTTGCCGGAACAGGTTTAGTGTCTGCAAATACCAATGAATAATTTATCAATCTGGTTGCAATCACACTAGATATGTCTGCTCTAAAGTCATCATCTTTACCTACAGCATTTGTTAATGCATTCATTACATATTGCTCATCTTTAGTAAGTGTATCTTCAGGTGAGATAATCTTATCTAACTTGTTGTTAATGAACATAGTAAACATAGAACTAAAGTCTACACCAACAGAACCCTCACCAATCATTTGAATCAGAGGCAGGTCTGCTTCAAACTTAGGAATAGAGCTAATAGCATTAAAGAAAGTAGTAATAGATCTTGGATTAACTCTTTGAGTTACCAGCTCCGGATGCATCAACATAAAGTTAATACATCTACCATCAATGTTTGCAGTCTCAGCCCACTTAGCCCATACGTTTACATCATACTTCAACTCAACAGATACAAATCTTGTCTTCTGAGCTACATCCAAGCTAGTTACATTATAGTCACCATTATCCGGATTAGTAGTCAAGATAACATGCCAGTTCTTAGGAAGCTTCCATGATACATATTCCTGTCTATCTAAGATCTCCATAGTAGCTTGCATAAATCTATGGTCAGCCCGGGTATAATCATCAAGAATCAAGAAACCACCTTCACCTTTACCTTGAATCCATTCAGGAGCAGCATGTGACATACGCTTACCAATAACTTTGTAACCTTTCTTAATAGCTGCATCTATCTGAGCTTCATTAATCCAAGTAGTTTTACCTTCTGCATTCTGTATTTCAAATTCTTTTACAGGAAAACCAACTAAGTCACCTAATTCTTCCAGCTGAGATAAATTCAGCTTAACAACTTGCATATTCATTTCTTTACCCAACTGCATGATAGCTGAAGTCTTACCAAGACCCGCATCACCCTCAATATTAATAGCTACGGGAACCTTACCCTCTGCTTGAATATACTGATTGTTGTTAACCATGTGCTTAATAAAGCTCTTTAACTCTTCTACATTCAATTGTACTTGACTCATAACTCTTTTTTTATAATTCTAATTTAATTACTTTACCTGGTAAATCATTATTCATATAGGACTGCTCTGACAAAACCCATAGGATATTCCCTTTTGGTTTTACAGAATAACCACATTCACCATCAGTAAAATACACCAGGCTAGTATATTTCTTTAGGTTTTCATTATAATATTCCAGGACGGGATCAAATTCAGTCCCACCTCTTCCGTGTATATTCATTTCATGCTTTCCTGTATAAGGTTTGATAGAATGTATTTTAGTATCACACTGTACAATAGTAATATCAACACCGGCTTTATAGATATGATGAATCTCATTCATAAACTCTTTCAACTCAGAATCACTTACAGAACCTGAAGTATCTATAGCTAAAAGCATATGTTGTTTCATCTTAATCTTAAGACCCGGATTGTCAGAGAATCTTCTATTCTCTTTTCTTCTGATCTTCTTGGTAAATACTTTTGTACTAACACCAGTAAATCTACGGATATACCCTCTCCAATCAAACTTAGGGGCTTCTATTTGTTCTACAATGATAAGACCATCTATCTCACCTGGCACAGTACCCCGTTTCTTAACAGTTTGCTCCTTAGCATCACTAAGCACTTTCTGTAATTGCTTTTCAATTAACTTTTGCTCAGCTTCAGTAAGATTATCAAACTCTTCCCAGGTACCATGATCAGGAACATTACCCATATCAATATTGTCAAGAAGATTATCCATTGCTTGATTACCACAAGTACCATTCTTCTCTTTCTCATCTTTAAACTCTTTAAGCTTGTCATAGTAATATCTACAACCTGCTCTAAGTTCAAGATTCATATCAGCATAGTCTTCTATAAAAATACCTCTACTAGGTGCATTCTTAAGTATCTCAGCTATTTCTTCAGGACTAGCTCCTGTTTCCATAGCTGCAGACATTTCAAGTTTTAGTTTTTCATTCAATGCTTCATATTCTTCTTTAGAATATTCTCCGCCCGGCAACCAAGACTTTTCAATATACTGATTGATTTCCATATCCATTGCAACATTTGCAAGTCTCTTATCACTAAACTTAAAGTAAGTAGTAAGGTGACCAAATGCAATATGAAGCAATTCATGTTTTAATATACCAAGCTTTTGTTCTTCATTAAGACCTTCCCAAAAATCAGGATTAATAGCAAGCTGATAATTAATACCATTCTTACTAACCCCGGCAGTAGGAACTCTTTTAGCATCCCATAGCTTATTCAACATAATGAGAAAGAACCCATAATAGGGCTCCTTCAACATCAGGTCTTTACTAGCTTTACTTAAACTCTGAACTTTGTCCATTAGTCTTTTAGTTTAATATCTATTTCAAATTTTTCTGTTGGATATCCTAGTTGTCCTAAGAACCCAACCATATCTACTACAAAATTCTCCAAGAACAATTCTATTGAATCTTTACTAGATCCATTAGAAGTCATAAGAGATAAACATTTACCGCTGGTAAGCATATTATCCCCTAGTGCAGCAGCTTTATTTAACACCTTATAAGATTTTGGTGCTTCTTTTTCCCAAGCATCTTTTGGTAACTTAGAAAACTTATACAGCACTAGTAACTCACCAATATATTTTTTGTGGTCAGTATTTTCTAATGCTTGAAATGCAATAACATGATTATCCTGATCTTCAGATTTAAGCATGTTTAATAAATTCTTTGTTTCTTCTTTGTCAAATTTTACTTTACCCATCAGTCTTCAATTTTTAGTGTTTTAATCATCCATATTGTAGGTGTTTCAAGATTATCCACCCATTCTTTTGCACTTGGAATGTATCCATTGCAATCTTCCTTTACATGCTGTTCACCTATATAACGGACATATACATCTTTACCATCAGAGTTAGTGATTACTTCACCAAATCTTTTCTCACATTCAAATATACCTTCACTATGATGTCTAAACAGTCTGTGCTTACTATGACCATACCAAGCCTTAGTTTCATCAAACCATTTGTGTATCTCCAAATAATCCAAAGGAGATCCTCCAAACTTTTTAGCTGAGGATTTTGCATGTTGCCAAGGATGCGCCATTATTCTTCTGTTTTACTTAATAAATCTCCATCATGAAAATAATCTTCAGTTTCAGTAATTCTGATATGATTATTGATAACATATTTTCCTGAAGGAACACATATACCTACATCACCAAAACCACCTTCATTATTCCACCAGTCTTCTATATCATCAAGAAGTTTCTCAATAACAAACTCTTCAACTAAGTTATAAAGTTCCCTATCTAGATTACTTAATAAAAATTCATTATTCCAATCATCTACATAATCAATTACATCTTCTGGAGTGTTACATGGATCTTTTGTAAAACCAATCCATTCTACGGAACCAGAGTCTCCAGCACCATCATACTTTACTTTAACACCAGTAACATTCAAATCAGCCAACTGAAACAGGAGGCTTGTCAATTCTAATTCTGTCATAACTATTTGATTTTATAAAACCTACCTAATATGTTTCCATTTAGGAATTCTTCTTTTTCAAGAACCTCTCTTGTAAACTGATACTTAGTCTCATAATATGTAAGTTCCATTTTGGAAAAACATATCTTAACCATAAACCTTTTAATCTTTATACCAGCTTTGTGAGCTTCTTTAAGAACTGCATTACTACTATAATAGTTTTGATAACTGGGCTTAGTAACAGTCTCATACTTTTTAGTCCTTTTATCTGTTACTTGAGCCATAGCTTTTTTACCAAACTTTTTCTTTGTAATAGAGTAAAAGTTCTTCTTACCTACATATCTTACAGACTTTCCATTAATAACAGCTTCCATCTCATACACAAAACCTACTGCTCCATCTGGAATCATGCTATCATTAAAAGGTCTTCCTTCATATAACCAGCTCATAATGCTTGTTTTAATAGTGAAAATAACACATCTCTAACTTTATCTATACCATGCAGCTTAATAGAATCTGAAAGATCTTTTTCCATAGGTAGAATAATATAATTAAATCCATACATATGTTTGTATCTTTCAGCTGCTTTTATCCCCGGCTCATCATTATCAAATAGAACAATAATCTTCTGATAATGTCTTACAAACTCACTCATAGCTCTTTCACCTATCATAGTATTCTCACTGTCCGGAGCAATTGCTTCAATATTATTAATACCTAGTCTATTAAAACACATTAGATCTTTAAGAGAAGAAGTAATTAGTAGATATTTACTTTCATACTTAAGCTGATCCATACCTTGGATATAATTTTCAACCTTTATAAATTTCTTATCTGGTACCTTGGGCATGTAAATTTTGTATAAACTTCCATCATTTCTAAAATAACCATATGTAAAAGGCTTTTTAAATACAAATGAAGTCATAGTACCATCTGTTTCTGTTTTTTCCATTGTAAAGAAATCTAAAGGAACAACATTATATCTATCAAGGATACTAGATCCAATCTTAAAACCTATCCAGTAATCTTTATCTAAACTATTCCAGTGCCTCATCTCATAATCCACAACCTTAAACTTGTCATGTATTACTATTTCTCTCTTCTCAAGTACTGTATTGTTTTTAAGATATGCTTGATAGTCATTCATTATCTTCTTAGCTGCTTCACCTGGAGACAGGTTATACAACTGCTGAATCAAATTCCATGAGCTACCTTGATTACCTGAAGAAAAATCTTTGTGCTTATATCTATTAGATACAACATCAAAATAAATAAACATAGAAGGAACTTTATCCTTTGAGTTAAATGCAGAAAGCATTTTTATATCTTGACCTGTAAGTTTTTCTTTTAGGTTTAAATAATATTCATAAATCCATTCATCCGGTACATCTTTTATATCAGATATCAGTCCTTTGGTTGAAATCATAACACATAATTAAATAAAAAAGGGGCCAGAAGTATTAACTGACCCCTCTTGACTAGTTTAATTAGTCTAAGCTGAAATCAGTAGAAGTTTTATTTGGGATGGTTAAATCATCATCATCTCCAAAATTCTTAACTTCTTGCACTTCTTGTTTCTTTAAGTGAATACTTTCATCAAAAGTTAATACTTTACCATCTTTAGTACTACCATAAGCATACTTACCTTTATCTGCTTTTGGAAGATACAAGTTATAGTTAGTATAACCATTCTTGTCAACATATTCTCTACCTGCAACACAGAAGTTTAAATAGATATCTTTAAACGGTGCAGATTTATTGAAAGCAATTACAAAGTCATCAATAGTAGCATGTAAATCATCTTGACTTTCAAACCATTGAGAAATGCCAAGATTATTACAAAGACTTTTAAGAAATAACATAAGTGATTTATCTCTCTCAATCTTAATTCCACCTTTAGTAACACCATCAGCATAAGCATACATACTTGCTTTTACTTTACCTACTTGACCTGCATGTCTTCCTAAACTTTCATTGTCTTTATCAATATAAAAACCTTCAAAACCATCAATTGGTTCAGTTTCTACATGTAAAAGCAAATGCTTTGCACCTTCAATAAAGCTAAAATCTTCAAGCTCTAGCTTGTTAATCTTAAGTGTGACATTTCCAGGTGAAATTGTTTTAGGAAGCCCTCCGCCTCCACTAGTTACTAGGTCTTTTGTACTTAATCCCATTGTTATTTATTTTAATTATTAATGAATACTTTGTCCCATGAAGTTGTTAAAACTCCACTCTCTGAATCTGTAATTACTATCTCTTGATTTCTCAAATGATCCGGTCTTGCACCGCAAGTTACTTCTTCACTAGTTTTGAAACTTAAAATAGTTTTGTTTCCTTTTCTATACATATAACCAATTGCATCAGCATTTGCACAGATTAAAGATTTGATTTTACCTGTCAAATCAATGTTTGCAGACATAACCATCTCACCTTTATCATCAACTACCTTGTCTTTAATGTGACCAGATAAAATAATGTGGGGTGCTAAGGTATCAATAAAATCTAAAACCTGGAAAAATGCTTCACGGATATATAAATATCCAGCACCATTTGGCAATGTAGAAACAGTATCACCACTGAAGCTCTTTCCCATCGGTGTAGCCCGATAAAGCTTAATTGCAAGCGGTTGTATCATACTCTCTAACGCAGTGACAGTATCTATAGTAACATACTTATAGGGTTTACCTGCTTCTTTAATTGCTTTACCGGCATCTAATAACTCTTGTAGACTATTAACTTTAATCTTAAGAGCATCTACATAATCAGAACCATTTTCTAAATCTATAATCAGATTGTTTTCTAATCCTGCAAATGCAGTTGTCTTACCAGTCTTTGGCTTTGAATAAATCAGTAATCTCTTTGGATTAACCTGAGTTGCCTTTACTTTACTTGTTGGAAGTACTATACTCATATTTCACTTTTTGTATGTTTTTTAATCAAATCATTCAGCCAAGGTTTAGCACTTACCGGTTCCATCAGCATAATTGCTGCTAAATCTCTAATAGTTGCTTCACTTAAAGGTACATCAGCAATTTCTACATTGTTTGTATCCGCCTCTACTTTTAAATCAGAACCAACTTCTGCCTCAAAATCAGGAAATAAAGACTGTTGTAGTCTTGGCAGTTTGATATTTTCAACTGCAGATTCAGCAGGAGCGGTACCCGCATCTTTTCTTTTCTGATATACATTATAAGGTATCTCAGTTCCATCTTTAAGAACAGCACGCAATTCAGTTACAGGAATAGTATAAAGTTTATAAGGCTCACCTTTATAGTTTACACCTTCTTTCATCTCATACTCTTCTCCATAATAAGGATTGTTTCTGTACTTAAATAATTGTCTGTCAGAATTAAAAGGCACAATATCCTTAATATTGTCATTTTCATCTTTAACATTGTCATAGAACTCTATGTATATATCAAGCTCCTTAGTTATTTCAGACGCAAAAAGCTGAAATTGCCTTTCTGCTTTACCTTTTACAAAGTAAGCTGTCTTAATAACAAATGTAGGATCTGCTATTCCATGAGCTCTAAATGTCTCCAAGTGTTCTGCAAAAAACTCTTTTTCTTTTTCTTTTCTCATACTCTATTTACATTTTAAATTGATACTTTTTTTGTAGCTTGTGCTGGTGTGTCTATCTCTACAATCCTCATGATTGTTCTATCTAGCTTAAAGAAGCTCATCCTTGTGGTACCATTTCTAGATTTTAGAAAATGAAAGACTAATAAGTCTTCATCATTTATAATATATCTATCAGGACCATACTGTCTTATTTTTCTTAGAGAGGGTTTATTTATACCTAAGACTACATCCGCATGCTGCAATAAAGCATCTGACCCATATATATCTGAATCCAATACATAATTTCCATACTCACCGTCCCTCTGTCTTTCTACATTATCTATGTTTCTGTTAAGCTGACTTAACACTACAAAAGCTACCGGATAGTTTTTTTTCATCATAGTGAGTGCCTTGCCTAATGCTGAGAGCATCTCAAAGTCATCCTTTTGGTTCTTTGCTTTTGCAAATAATGTTGAGTGATCTATACCTACAAGCATATTCATATATGTTCCATCTGGCTTCTTAAACTTTTCCATTTCATAATGAATAGTTGCACACATTTCATCAACATTACAAGTGTCATATAGAACTCTAGTAATATCATTTTCTACAGATTTCTCATAATACTCAACACATTTGTCATAGATTGCTTTATCTACCTTCACTCCATCTTTACTCATTAATGTATTGTAATCAGCACCGGTTTCTAAACTAAGTTTTCTTACTCCGCTAGTTTCATCTACCATCTCAAACTGAAACTTAAGTATTCTAAATTCTTGATCAGGATTTTGGTCTATTATGTCACTAAATAACTGTTCTAAGAATAAGGTTTTACCTGTTCCAGGTCTAGCACCAACTACGGTGATAGTTCTCCATTCTAATCCATCACAAAAAGCATCATTAAATTTGGGCCATGCACTTTTAAGAGATTTAATATCTCCATTTCTTCTGCCTTTCATCTTAAGGATTGCTTTTCTTAGTGAGTCTCTTTCACTTACAGGCAGCAAAGGCCTGGCTCCATTAAATAATTCTGCCATATTGTTATTGATTTTCTATTCTACTATTTTTCACTTGGTTATACACCTCATGTAATAATGTAATCAGCAATTCAATTAAGAAATACTTCCAAAAAGGCATAGATATAATAAATAAATCCACTATACTATAACCAATTGCTGTTCCTAATATTGCTATAATTATTAAAATTCCTTTTGTCATACTACTCTTTCTTTAAAATAAGAACCACCTTCTCCATCAAGGGTTGTGTTTAATAACTGACAATATGTTGCTAGATCAGATTCAAAAGTCTTATCTAAATTTTGTCTTC